ACAAGCTGCCGCCAGTAAATTAATCCCACTGATCACTAAGGCAGCAGCAAACCAGGGTGACGCCCCTAGTACGCCATTGAAAGGTCTTGGATTGGGCAAATAACGCCCCTACAACGCCTTTCAACGCCCCAAACTCGCTTTTTATACCCATTGCTACCCCACCTCATCCTTAACCCCTTACCGTCCTTTCAAACGAAAGTGACTGTAATGCTATGGTTTTAGTTTCGGTCCGCATGCTTTACATGTAATAATTGAAACAAAACCACAGCAAGGACAAGAAAGCTTACAGGTTCTTAATAACTTTTTGGCAATCATAACAGATCGTTAAGTTCTCATTGAACCTATCAGTGCGCAAGTGGTCTACATTGCGTAAACAGATATTACAGCGTCGCTTCATTGAATCAATGCCTCTAACCAGTATGCGCCAGTATCGAACCTGGACAGTTGCCATTCTGATTTCTCATAGTGTTGTTTCAGTTCTTTTTGAAACTTGCCTTTTTCAACTGACATTTTTATAACTTCATTAAGTTCTTTCATCAGTTGTTTAGCACTCTGACACTTGGTCTGCCAGTTGCACTCTATGGTCTGTCCTTCTAACTCTGCCTCTTTCTTTTCCCTATCAATTACATTGTCAGGTAGAGGAGGGAGACTATCATAGGAGGGGTGGTAAGAGAGAGAGATAGGAAAAGACATCTTCTCTCCGTACTGTTCTGTTTCTACGATCTTGCCTGGTCCCGTAAATCGGAACCTGGCATCCATGCCTGGTGGCACTTCCCGCATGACGGGTATGCTACCAAAACTAAACTTATTGTCTAAGCTCATCGTAATAAGAATATCATTGTTTGATAAATACTTATGCTTCGTTGATTGACGTATTTTAGAATTCTGATATATAATGCAAAAAGGTTATATAACGGATTTAACCTTTATTGGTAATGCCAGTGGGACTCTACACTAGGAAAGGTAAAAATGGTAGAACAATGTATTTTAGGAATGGTAAGCTCATCAGCAAGGCGTCCTTTAGTGCCTCACGCAATCGTAAGCGTTCAACCAGAAAAGGTCAACCTCGTAAAGGTGCTAGAAGGGCCTATTCACCAACCAGAAAGAGAACTACTGGCAATCCAAGGAGAAAAATGCGAAAGAACTTTGATTTAAACCTAGTAGATACAGCATCTGCAGTACTGATCAGTAGTGCACTGTTGACAAGCATGCCAGGTCTGGGACCAGGTAATCCAATAGATGAAATAAAAATAGGAGCCTATCAAACTGCGTTAACTGATCTCTCTGCGAATATACGAAACAAGAAAGTACAAAGTTATGTTGCTAAGGTTGCGCTCGGTGCAGTCGTCGCAAAGGGTGTGGCTAAGGCCCTTAAGGTCCGTAAGATAGGCGGAATTAAAAATATATTTAGTCTAACCGTATAGGAGAAATAAAACATGGCAATTGTAATATCGAGGAGTGAATCACAGCTTAGCGCAACGACAAGCTTCCAAGCAATGGATAATTTAGCTAGCAGTTCGGTATCGAGTAGTTTCGTTATACCGGCAAACGTTTCAGCAGTGAAACAAATAACAATCTCAACAGCAGCAGACGGAGCAGAAGAATATGTGCCACTAGTTCAGTTGTCAGGTAACTCGATGAGAGAGGGCTCTGCGGTTTTCGCCGGAGAACCTGTAATGGGCGCTATCACAATGGGTTCTATTACATATGAAACCAACCTAGCGATAGTTTCGGGTAATTCTATGGAAATCGCTTTAGCAGTCACAGACGCAGCAACTGTGTCCGCTGTTGTGACTTTGCAGCTAGAATAATTTTCATGCCTAGAAAATCTATTGCGCCGTGGTCTGAGAGAGTATCAGAAGGATTAATAGATCAACCAATAGACAGCAGTATTACAGCCAGTCAAACACTAACGGCAACCGTTGATACTGGATTCATAGATCAGACAGGAACTTGGAAAGGTGTTGTTTCGAGTGATACAATATTCGGTATCACTCAGACCGATATTGGAGTGGCTAATGGTGCTGCAATCATAACACCAAGCGAGAATGCTGACGGAACATGGCCCCTTGATATGACTGGTTATAATGATATATTTTTTGCTATTAAACCAACTAATGGTGGGAATTATTCAGTAGAGGCAGTTATGGGTCCTGATCGGTTCGTGAACTTAAGCCCTGTTAATGCTGCTGCTGGATTAAGACTAGCAACAGACGGCGAACCAAGCGACGAGGGTATGTATTCCGCTTTTTGGGACGCTGCCGAAGCTATGACAACGGATGTGTGGAATATATTTCAAATCCAGGGCAGATGTAAGGACCAAAAATTATTACAGTTTAGGATTACTAACAACAGTGGTGCTTCTTCTGATATTGAAACAGCATTCATGAGACTTGTATGAATGGCCCAGAAAATAGATTTAGATATTAACAAACTTGACTGGTTGGCAATAGCCAGGGTGATGGCACCTATACTAGCTCCAATCGTATTAGCTGTAGCTTGGGTAACATTAAGTAAGTTTGATAAAAAAGTTGATTGGCTTTCAAACTTATTTGCTATTTCTGAATTAATACCAACTGTTGACCTTAACTTACCATCTGGAATTGTTTTAGGTTCATTCTATAATTCTGCAGAAGAGATATTAGAAAAGGGAATGACTGCAGATTTAAAAAATGCTTGGGAAGATACATCATCTTTGTTAGAAGATTTTATTAAAAAAGAGGGAATCTATGAGAAAAAAGAAGATCCTATAATTGGTGGTATTGCAAGTTTCTTTAATTGGCTAGAAAAAAAAGTAGAGGAATCCGATGTTGAGTTTGGCGGTAAAGGGCTCGCATGACAGACATAATATTTCTCCTGGTTTGGTTTCTCAGTTTTGGATTATACCTGGTAATTTATACCTGGTGGATCCCTTTGAGAACGCAAAAAAAAATAGAATCCTGGTTGAAGAGTAGTGAATCAGACAAAACTTTGCTTATGTCCCTGGATGTGATTACAGAAAAAATCAGAGAACAGATGTTAATCGATTTTGAAGAGTTTATGATTCCTCAGGCGAGAAAGGCAGCTATAGATTTTTGGAATGGAGCTATGGGTAATGCTGCTCAAGAATTGGCAAAAACAGAAGAGGGTGCTGAAATGTCGCTTATGCATAATTTAGCAGATTCTTTAAAACATGAAAGTTGGTTTGTACAAGCTGCCGCCAGTAAATTAATCCCACTGATCACTAAGGCAGCAGCAAACCAGGGTGACGCCCCTAGTACGCCATTGAAAGGTCTTGGATTGGGCAAATAACGCCCCTACAACGCCTTTCAACGCCCCAAACTCGCTTTTTA